TTAGAGGCCAGCAGCGGCCAGCCTCTGTTCCACGGCATCCAGCCTGTGGGCCATTCCCCTGGCGATGAACGCCAGCAGCTCGTCCATGCGGAAGCTGTAGCGGTCGCCTGCGGGGCGATATTCCTGCTCAACTATTTGCTCAGTACGCTCGTAGACCCACAGAAGTGGCGGGTCACCATCAGGGCTGTCCGCCATGCTTTCTTCAACATTCTCGTAGATCGTCACCTCGGGTTTGTCAGAAAGCACGCACCGGCCTAGGCGTCGTTCCTCGGTTACGGCCACCTGCTCGTCCCACTCGTCGTAGCAGACGAAACCGTAGGCGAACGGGTCAAGGCCGTGCGATTCGAGGATGGCAATAGCCCGCTGCACAGTCATGCCGATGTGCTGCCGGGCTGCTTCGCCCTTGGCCTCGACCATCGCAAGCCACCGATAGACGCCTATCTTCCTGCCCAGCTCCGCCGCTGCCGCCAACTCGGCTGCTGTCAGCGGTCGAACTGGCGTCTTCTCGCGGGCGTCGGAAGTGTTGATCGTACCTGTCACTGCCCATAGCTGTTTTGGCCTGTTCGCGGATGCACCGATTTCGTATGTGTTGTCCGCATGAGGTACAAGTTCGCCGGAGGCCTCCACCCTCCACCTCGCCGCGAACGCCCCGGCTGCGTTCATAGTCGAGAATTCAAAGCGCGTAGGAACAACGCCAGCTGCAACAGTCCCCTGGATGCGCGTCACAAGGGCGGCCCCTCGGACCATCACTGCGGTGCCGTCATCGGACACGAACCGGAACTCGCCAACCACGTCGTTGTTGAGCACTGCGCCAGCAACGCCGATCTGCGTTGACCGCGACTTGCCCACGAACGAGACTGCCCCCACTGCGTTTGCGGAGTATCGGACAGAAACTACATGTGTCGCATCTGGTCCGGCAGTCTGGACAAGGGGAGTCTGCCCCCCTCCGGTATCGACGATGCCGGGCAGCCCGCACTGCACCGGGCCGGTGAACCGATCCCCTGCCAGCTTTGCATACTGAGTATGCGGGTCCGATGCAGCGACGTGGGCAGAGACGGCGGCAGATGCCCGCGCATCGGCCCGGGCATCGGTGAAGTACAGGTTGTGGCCTTCGTCCAGATCCGTCGTTGTAGCCGCACTGGTGCCGGCCAGGCGCCCGTAGTCGTCGCGCAGGGTCTTCTGCAACGTGCCGCCGCCTGCGTTGGCCAGCTCGGCCAGGCCAATGGTCGGGTTTCCAGCAACGCCATCGCCGTCAGCAACATCGATGCCCTCGCCCGCTTCTATCTGCCGCTGGAACCATTCACCGTCCGGACCGCGCGTGGTGAAACCTGTGCCCAGCAGCTTGGCCAGCTTCTGGATGTTGGCCGGGATCTCGCGGATCAGCTTCCAGACGGTTGCTGCAGGCCGGGCGGGCTCCTGCTGAGTAACCGGCGGGGTCGTCGGCGCTGGCGCGACCGTCGCGGTCGGAACCCGGACGACGCGCCCGAGCTGGTCCTTCAGCTTGATCTTGCGGCCGGCCATCAGGGCTCGCCCTCCACCGCACAGCCGGCGGAAATCACCGCATCGCGGTCAGCCTTCCAGCGATCCCACAGCCAGGTAATCAGCGCTGCATCTGCATCGGCTGCAGCAACAATTCGCGCCGCGCTGTTGAAGCGCCCTGCGGCACTGGCTTGGCCGGCATCGGCGGCAGCACCACCGGCGCCGGATCCGGCCGCAGGACAGGACCACTTCGGCTGCAGCTGCACATCGCCGCGGCGCAGAGCAGCAGCAAGATCACGTTCGGCACGTTTCGCATCGTTCAGGGCCTTTTGGTAGTTGGCGTCGGATTCGGCACGGCTCTTGGCCAGGGCGGTGGATGCGGCCTTGGCTTTGGCCGCCACCCGGGCAGAGGCATCAGCCAGGCGCTGCAGCGTCGCGGCATGGGCCGCGTTGTCAGCTGCCCGCGCGGCAACCTCGGCCGTGTACTCGCCCTTCCAGTGGCCAGCACCCCAGCGGTAGCCCAGCACCAGCAGCAGGATGGCCAGCAGGGCGATCAGGCCCCAGCGGATCAGGTTGGCGTAGGGCCGCAGCGGATCGAGGTTGATCATGGGGCCTCCGGGGGGATCACCGCGCCAACCTTTCGCATGGCTGACTCAAGCGTCTGCACCCGCATACGAAGTCGATGGGCTTCTTCCTGAGCCTGCATCCGCAACGTAATCTCCTCCTCCAGTCGCTTCCGCAGCTGCTGATGCCCCTCCTCCGTGATTTTCAGTCGCTCACCCACGGAAGCCAGACCCTCGCGGAGCTGGTTGAGAAGGTCGATGTTCGCGTCCGTCTCGGTGCGATCCTTCTTCCGCGTTTTCAGGACGCCCCAGATCTCGCGGACAGCCCACATGGCGAACAGGCCGCCAGCGGCCCACCAAGGCGCGGTTGCAGCGGGAGCGGATTCCATCACGGAGACACCTCCCCACCGGCCTGCCGGTACACGTCCAGCAGGCGGTCCAGCTTCTGCTCATGCTGGCCATAGCCGGCGCCAGGCAGGCTGGCCCAGATATTCCGCACCTTGGCGATTGCCTCGGCGATCTTTCCTGCCTGGATCAGCGGCAATGCCCGGCGCTCGCGAATCTGCTGCAGCGCGATCAGGTCCTGACTCAGCGGCGAGAAGTCGCGCAGGTTGAGCGTCTTGCGATAGGCGTCGTAGTACCGGCGCAGCAGCTGGTACCGGCCGGCGGCAGTGGACTGGATCCGCAGCTTGGGCAGGTCGACCAGCACGCGCGGGTGGTCGGCGTAGCTGCGGAACAGCTGGCCACCGACGATCACGTCATAGCCACGGTCTCGCGTGGGCTGCCTGCCGTTATCGGTGCCTTCCGACCAGGCCAGCATCGACAGGAAGGCGCAGACGTTCACGCCACCGGCTGCCGCTGGGGTGATTTCAGGAGCGCTGGTCATGCTATCGACCTCCATTGCTCGCCCCGCTTCACCCGGTAAAACTGAGTGCGGGAGATGCCATAACGACTTTGGGCTGTCTGCAGATCAATGAGTCCGCGCCGAATATCCCGAACCGCCTGCTCACCAAGGATCGCGCGGTGATTCCGAATTCCCGCCAACGGCGGCACCGCTATCCCGCGTTTCGCTTCGCCGATTTTCTGACGGGTCTCGGCCGATACGACCCGCCCCCGCATGACCGCAGACAGTTTTGCCCGGGTGTCGCCACTGGCCTTAGATCCAAGCCGGGCAGCACGTAGCTGCTGCCGTTGCCCAATGGAGATCACCTTTCCTCGATGTGCCAGCCCTATTCGGCGCCGCTCATCGTCACTGTGTCCGTGGCCAGCCCAGCCGAGTCCGCCGTCAGTGAGATTGGCAAGCCATCCCCTCTGGCGGTAGTGGGCGATCCACCACTTCTCCCTTTCCTCCCATTTCGCACTTGGCTCGACCAGCTCCAGCACGCAAATTTTCGGCCTCAGGAGCTGCCCGGCCAGCTCATTTATCCAGGCGCAGACCGGTCGATCCGGGCTTCGCTTCGCAGCTGCGAGATGGTTCGCCAGACGCTTTTCCAGCGGCTGAGTGGTGTAGCCCACATAACAGGCCACTCCCCCTCGCGGGTCGAGTAGCGCGTAGACCGCGCCACCTGCTTGGGTCTCTGAAATCTCGGCCATCTGTCTGCACGCCCCTGTTGGAATGGGGACATGCTGAGCTGGCGCGGAGGGGGTTCAACGGGGCGCGGAATGGAGCCTGTTCTGTGTGGGGCCACGTGCGCCTGCCCCAACCGGTGCTACGATCCTGATCCCCCCACAGGGTCACAGCCCGATGAAGCTGAATCTTGTAGTCGCAGCCCTCTTGGCAGTCGTCTCGCTTCCGGCATTTGCGGCCAGCGAAGAGCATCTCAGATCTGTCGGGTATCGGCTGGCATGGGGATCCGACAGCGAGAAGATCGACGGGTGTGAACGCGGCCAGGTGATCAAGCTCTCAGATGGGCATTCTTTCGAATGCCGCGTGCACAGTGACGTGAAGCACCACGGTCAGATCCGGATTCTGACGAAGGTCACACGGCACGCATGGATCCAGGTCGATGAATACAACCTCTGCATGGAAGGCCAGGACGAATGCATTTATGGGCATCTGCGCCGGCCGAAGTAAGCACAGGCACCCCCTCCGAAGCCCTGCTATCCTGCCGGCATCAGGGATAGGGGGCTACTCGGATGAAAGCCATTGCGGTGCTATTGGCGCTTTGCGCCATGTTGTTTGTTTCCTTGGCCGAAGCACGCGGCGTTCGGGTTAGGGGCTACACAAGGAAGGACGGGACCTACGTCGCCCCTCACTATCGATCCTCCCCGAACTCGAGCAAGTCGGATAACTACTCCACGCGCGGAAACTACAACCCTTACACCGGCAAGCCCGGGACGGTTGATCCGTACGGCATTGGTAGCTTGCCTCGGCAGACCAGCTATGACACCCCAACCTACATAGCCCCGGCCTCCGCTCCATCAGCCAGATCGGCAACCCCTTTATCAGCCTGGCGCAGCTACGGAAATCCCCAATCCACGCCCCTCAACCCCTCCGGCATCCGTCTCGGGGAACAGCGTGCAGCCACTATGCGTTCCGAAGCCATGGCCGAGAGAGAGTCGGCCCTAATCGCTGTTCAGGAGTTGGGGCAGCGGCTTCGCGCTTCCGATCCGCAATTCGATAGGAAGTTTGCGCTGATTCAAGGCCGTGTTCAGGAGATACAAAACACGCTTCCGCCGCCTCAGTGGGTTGGTGCTATTTCAGCGGCCTGGGCCGGCCTCCCGGCCTACCTCCCGAGCCCAGCTTTTGCTCTGACCACCTCACAACGGGCTTACGCGGGGTCCGAATGCCAAGCTGCCGAAGACAAAGCCCGTGAGTTGGCCGACGCTGCAAACAATCTGGCCAAGTGCGCTTCATGGGGGGATCTGAATGACGACTGCGGGCGACAAGCCCGCGCCGTTCGATACGCCGCCGACGACTACCAGGACGCCGTAAGCTCGGCCAATGGCATCTGTCGATAGTGGCGTACAGGCGGACCCGGAAAAGCCCTGTTATTCTCCGCTCAACGGTACGGATAGCGGGGCTTTGACGTGAAGGACTGGACGAAAACCGAGTACGGAACCCCGAAGTCCTGGGACGAGATCCAGCGGGAGAAGCGGGATGAGGAGCATGACCGGGTCATCAATGGCCCCGGCCCCCGCCTTTCAGTCCTGGTTATTGGGTTCTTCGCGGCGGCCATTGCGACCGCCGCGTGTTTCATTGGCCTGATCTACCTTCTTCTTCGCTGACCTGGGCCTGCAGGTCATCAGCTAGATCCACCAGCTCCGGCTCGTCATTGTTCCGGCCAATACGGCGAAGAGTGTTGAGTTGCGCAACGATATCTCCCGCAGGCGCTTTCGTTGTCCTCGCAAGCCAGGCCACCGCCTTCGGGTGAGTGAACACCCTCGACAGCACGTTTGCTGAAATTGCGGTACCGGCCGAACCCAACAGGGCCAGCATTGCGACCCCAGTGTTCCCAGTCGCAGCTGCAGCACCTGCCGACGACAACGTGCCAGCAACCTGGCCAATCAGTGCCCCTTGCCGCGCCGTACCCGACGGGTTGGCAAACACCTGCGACCCTTCCCGGATCTTCGACGTGGCCTTGGCGATGGTCTCCATGTTCTCGGCGAACTCGGGGCCGTAGCCCTTGAACAGCACCTGCTTGGCCTGCGGACTCATGTTCGCGTAGTTGGTCAGGAAGGTGTTCATCGAGAACAGGCTGGCTTGGTCGTCCTGCTGACTACCAACCGCTCGGCCCATCCGGCGGATGAAAGCCGAGGAGACCATCTTCTGATCCTCGACCGGCAGGGAGCGCATGACCTCCCGCAGCATCGTGGCGCCCTCCTTCAAGCCGCGCGTGGCTGCGTTGTAGATGTCCTCACCGCCATTGCGGTTAAGCACGGTCTCGATGCGCTCCAGGCGCTGGATGTATTCGCTGTGGTGCCTGTTGGCTGCCTCGAAGGTCTCCACGGCCTTGGGGTTGCCCGTCGCCTTTACCGCCTGCTCCATATCGGCGGACAGCGCGCCGTATAGGCTGCGCCACTTGCTGCGCGGAACGTCGCTGACCAGGCTGGAGTTGTCGATCTCCCGACCGACCAAAGTCCGCAGCTTCTGCAGAGCCTCGTATGGCAGCTTCCCGTCGACCTGCTGCTGCAGGAACTGCTGCACCTGGCGTTCGACATAATCCTGCCCGAAGTTTGCATCGGTGATGGACGCGTCCGGAGTCAGCTGCTGATTGATCTGCTGCGGCGAGGTGACCCTCGCATCGATATCAGCCGTTGAAAGTAGCTGGGCATCAATGTCGGCTTGCGTTGGCAGCTGAGCGTCGATCTGGGCGCGAGTCGGGATGCGCGAAGCAATGTCGGCGTCCGACAGCTCTGGCTCCAGGTTGTTCATGCCCAAAAGCTGCCGCCGCTGGTTCTCCTGCTGAATTCGGAATTGCTCGGCATAGAGCCCGCGCGCCTGCTCCTCAGCCTGCTGCACCAACTCAGCCCGGCGCGTTTCGATCATCGAGGAAAGCTTGTCTCGCAATGCTTCCTGCTCGGCGACCAGTGCGTCGCGCTTTTGGCCAGAGGCAGCCAGCATTTCCTGTCGCTGCTGGTTGGTTTCCTGTGCGAGCTCGCCGCGTCGCGCCGCCGCTTGGCCTTGCAGGTCTGTGCGCAGATCCGCCACCTGATCGCGCATACCCGGACGGCTCAGGACGCCTTCAATGCCCTGGGTGTCCTGCGCCAACGCCCCTTCAATACCCTGCAGCCGACCGTTCTGGAAGAATCGCGAGGTGCTTGGCGCTCCTGGAATGGCGGCATTCAAATCCGCCAGCGCTGCCTGCGCATTCGAGACGTCCACCCGCGCATCCTGTGGAATCAGCTCGTCCAGTTGCCGATACAAGGCATTGCTCTCGGCGCGCGAGAGTTCCTTGAATCCACCCGGGCCGGTGATTCCCCGCTGGATCGCCAGGCCCGCGGTCTCCGGGTCGACCACCTGGCCTGCGGGCGCCAATGCGCTGGCAATGTCGTCAATACGGTTGCCGAACTGGGCCGCCTGCCCTTGCGCGAACTTGTCGATCCGCCCTGCCGAGCCGGGCACGCTGCCCAGCATGGTCTCTGCCGCCTGTAGGAAGCGATTGCCGGTAGCCTGGCCAACACTGGGCTGGACTCCGGCGTTCTGGAAGGTGTCCAGCGTCTGCTGGATCACCGATGGGTCACTGCCGCGGGCAACCCGCCGCACTGCAGCGCTGGCAGCCGCAGGAACGATGCCGCTCGCCGCCTTGGGAACCACTGCCGTTGCAGCGCCAGGAACCAAGCCGCCGGCCAGGGCCGCTACCAGCTGCGCTCCAGTGCCGCCGCCGGCCTCACGGGTAGCGCCCGCTGCACCGGAGCCAGTCGCCGTGGCCACCGTCTGCAGAACCGGCTGCGCGGTCAGGAAGTCACCTACCCGGCTGGCAACCGTCGGCGAAGCTGCGGCAGATCGGCCAGCATTGATCAGCCCGCCTGCGCCAAGGGTCAGTGCAGTGCCGGTCAGGGCCTCGTTGATGTCGTTGTAGACCCGCTCGGTGGAGGTCTGCGGCTTCGGCAGGCCCAGCTTGTCGGCGACCCAGGCGCCGGTGTCGCGATAAGAGGCCGTCGGCACGAACCCATCACGGCCAGCAACCACATCCGCGAGATCCGGAGAATGCATCAGCTTCCTGATGGGGTCGGTCACTGCGTAATTGAACGCATCGCCGCCAAAGGCACCCAGCAGTGAGCCGGCGCCCTGAATGACAGATCGCCCGCCCATGGCCACGTCACGCAGGAAGCCCGGCTCCCAGCCATCGCCCATGACCTGGTCCGCGGTGCTGGCCACTGAGGCAGTGACATCGGAGAAATCCGGCGGCTTGGCCTGCACCGTCGGCAGGTCGGTGATCGGCATCTCGTCCAGCTGGAAGCCAGGGGGCAGCGGCGGGATGCTGTCATTCGCCGGCTGCTGCGGGTCCAGCACGAAGCCTGGCGGTAGCGGTGGCGTAGTCATCGTGCGGGCACCCATTGGCCGTTGCGGAGTTCGAGCACCTGGCCCGTTGTCGGATTCGTTGCGCGCTGCACTGGCGCTGCCGCAGGCAATGCGCCGGAGAACGCGTCTGCCGCAGAACTCGGGCCAGCGGCCCGGCCGTAGTTCTCATTGATCAGCCCGGCCTTACGCTGCTGCAGCTCAACTGCGCGAGCATTGAGTTCAGCAAGGCGCCGCAGGGCGCGCGATGCCGTGGCGCCATCGTTGGCGCCCATCAATTCGGCGACCGCTCGCTGCGCATCACCTTCGGTCTGCACGCCCTTGTTCAAGCGCAACGATTCGTTGACGAGCTTGGTCTTGTCGGCCTCCCACTCGTTGAGCGCCACATCACCGCCAGTTGCTTGTCCGACCTTCGTGCGCCCCCATGCCAACGCGGCATTCAGCGGGCTGATCTGCAGAGATCCATCGTTCAGGCGTCCGGTGTGCTTCTGGATGATGTCGCTCATCACCTGGGCGGAACCCAGCGCCTCCTCGACGCCAAGCAGCTCCTTCAGGGCACCAACAGGCAGCGGCTTCTGGCCACCGCCTGCAGCCGAGCTGGCGCCACCAGGATTCCATTGCCCAGCGCGCTTCATTCCAAACTCGGCTGCGTCGATACCGGTGGCTTGGCGGGTCCGGCTGGCACTGGCGTAGCTATTTGCAGCGCTCGCATCCGACGCCCTCGCCCGCGCAGCGTCAGCCGCCATGCTGGACCGGCCCTGCTCGGTGGTGCTGATTCCACCACCACCTTCCAGGAACACATTGCCCAGCAGGTTCTGGCCCTCGATCTTGGCCAACTGCTGCGGACCGTTGGCAACGCCCATCAGCGCCGCATTGGCGCCGCCCCAGTCGCCAGCTAGTGCGCGGGACGCAGCGTCCCCGCGAAAGCCCTGTTCCTGCACGTCGCCGGTGTAGCCAGACAACTGGCGCGGGTCGATGCCGGCGGCAAACAGGGTGGCCAGGTCGGCAGGAGCATCCAGCTTGGTCAAAGCGCCCGGCAGGTTCGCCCGCGCATCGGCCTCGGATTTCTTGATTCGAGCCTGGGCGATGAGGCCCTCCAGCTGCGCAGCGCGGGTTGCGCCTTGTTGGTAGGCAGCGGTCGTATTGACGCCGCCGGCGAGCACCCGCCCCAGTTCATCCCAGCCAGCCATTACGCGCTCCTCCACAAAGACGGGTCACTGAACCAGTTGCCGGCGTTGTTGCCGAAGTTCTGCGTGCTGCCGGCAGCCGCGCCGGACATACCGCCAGCGCCAGCTGTACGCCCAGCCATACCCTGCGCCGCGCCGCCCATCAGCTGGGCAGCCACACCCGCCCACGGATTGGCGCGAACGTTGCGCAGGCGCAGTTGGGCCAGGTAGTCGTCACCTGCCGCCTTACGCCCGATCAGCCCCAGCTCGCTCCGCAGGCGGTCACTGGATTGCGCCTCTTGCTGCCGCTGCTGCGCCGGTGCATCGATTCGCGCCATCAGGTTCGCAGTCTGGGCGGCATAGTCCCCGACACCGAGGGCGGCATCGTTTGCGGCCTGCTGATAGGCGCCACTGACAGCACCGACTTGCCCAAGGCCCCGCGTGGCGCCAGCCTGCGCCGCGCGCACCTGGTCCAAATACTGTGCGGCCGCGCTACCCCTGCTGTCTTCGCTGGTGGAGGCGGCTGCGTTGCGCAAGGTGTCGGACACGGCACGGTCAGCCTCGGCCTGCCGGGCCGAGTTCTGCTGAATCTGCCCAGCCATAATGTTGTCCTGACGTTTTGCAACCTTCCGTTGCTCGGTGTAGTTGATGCCGGCGCCCAGCGCAGACATCGCCAAGGGGATCCAAATTGCCTCAGCGCCCATTACCGACCTCCCTGGCCGAACCCGGCCGTGTAGAGCAAGTTATAGATATCGCGATTGCCTCGCCGCTCGGCCGCATTGTTCCTGCTGGTCTCGTAGATCTTCGACAGGCCGCCGAACACGTCACCGAGCGCGTCCGTGGTCAAACTGGCATTGGCACCAGCAAGGTTGGCGCGCAAGCTCTCTGCGGCGCGCGATCCACCGGTGGTGGTGTCCGCTCCCGACTGGGCCAGGCTGATCAGGTTCATCCGGCTTTGCTCGTCTGCACTGCGCAAATCGTTCGCTGCGCCCTGGGCAAGCCGATCGGCAGACAGCACGCCGCGCTGGAAGTCCTCTCCCAGCTGGCGATTGGCATCAACTGCCGCCGAGCCACCGGACAGGCCATTGCGCGCCATCGCGAATTTCAGGCTGCGGTCTGCCGTCGCCTTCTGCCGGTCCAGGTTCTGCCGGTAGAAGCTGCGGCTGGCGCCGAGGAAGTCGTTGATGTCGGCCTCGCGCTGCGGGCTGCTGTAGATCTGGTTGATCTGCTGCACCGAGCGGTTGATGTTGGACTGCCGCAAGCCTTCGGCCTGGTTCGCCTTGTTTGTCGCTTCACTGGAGCCGCCGCCGCCCATCACTCACCTCGCAGTCGAGAGAAAAAGGCGACGTCCTCGCCCCTTATGCCGAAATGGCGCCACACACCCTCGGGCTGAAACCCCAGCGACCGCTCGAACCACTCGATTGCCAGCTCCCGGCTGGTGATGGCGGAAGTCTGTACTCGGTGGGTGCCCGATTCGAAGATGCGGTCGATCAGCCAGCGCGTGGCCTTGGTCAAGGAGCGCCACTGCCCGGCCCAGCCTTCAGCCGTGCCCACCATCCATGCCTGGTAGATGCCCGCGCCGGCGGGCTGGAAGCCACCGGCAGCCGCCGGGGTGTTGTCGTCGTTGAGGACGGTCACCGCGTAGCGCCCGCTTTGGTTGGCGGCATCGATAAACCAGCGCACCGCGGCGTCTTCGTCGAATTCCTCGAGCCCGCTGAGCGCAATGAACTGCGCGCGCTCGTCCTCGCGCATGCGCTGCACCAGGTACATCAGGTGATGGGGCCTGCAGGGGATCACATTCGAGGGAAGGCGGGCTGTTTTCATGCCGATATGCTCGGCCAGCCCGCTTTCGGTTCAACGGGGAATCAGGCCATCGGCCGACTGTCCTGCAGGTAGAGCTGGATTGCGTTCCACTGCCATCGTTCGGAGCCGTCATAGCGCAGCTCGACGGCCAGCGATGGTGCTGCCAGTGGCATCGGAATGACCATTCCGGGCACCGTGTCCGCCGGCACCAAGAACCCGGGGGTGAACAGGCCGCCATTGGTCTGGTCGACGCCGAAGGATACCGAGACCGCGCCGGTGCCGACGATGTCGAAGCCATAAAGCAGTTTCGTCACGCCAGGCTGCCCGAAATCCAGCCAAGGCCAACGGATCAGGCCCGGGAACGGCAACACGTCGCGCACCGGCAACTCGCCACCCATGTCCACGAGGATCTCATCGCCGAGCACGGAATCGTCAACCCGATGAACGAGGTCTCCTGATCGCAGGTAGAGGGCGTCCCCGGCGATAGCCCAATCCTCGACAGCAAATGGGAAGACGTAGCGTGACCACGCCCCGACCTGGCCGATGCGGGTCATCGTGTAGACAAAGACCTCGGTGCTGTCGGGCTCATGCTGGGGGAACATCAGCCAATACTGACCCGCCGCCGGGAAGTAAAGGCCCAGCGGGGGAATGGCCCCCAACATGGCTGCTTGCACCAGCGGATCGATGGGCATGCCCACATCGCCGGCCTGGAAGTTGGTGCTGCTGGCGGCGATGCCGACAGTGCGCACGCCCTGGGAGGCCAGGAAGAAGAGGTCATTCGACACAGCGGCCATCGCGTGGTGCTGGGTGCTTCCCATCGGCAAGGCGTCCAGCAGCGCCATGCTGGCCGGGTCTTCGTCGACCTGCCAGAGCTGGAATGCCTCCGCGTTGAACGGGATCAGGTTGCCGCGGTACAGCCCCATGGCCGCAACCGGGTTTGATCCGTAGTTCTGGAGGCCGGTCGGCAGGTAACCGGCATCGTCGGTCGTGCTCCAATCAAGCGGGTTCACCGTAGCGCTGTAGCTGACGATGTCGTCGTCGGCGCAGAACACCTTTGATGCGACGATGGCCACGATCTTGGTGTTGGGGCATTTGGGGTCCTCCACGCGCCTGGAGATCGTTCGCAAGGTGGCGGTGCCGTCCTTCACCAGACCGCCGATGTCCTCCACCCACTCCGGCTCGATGTCGCCGGCCACATACAGCGGCTCGGCCTTCCATTCGACGCGGGTGGCGGAGATTGCCTCCCAGGTGACCTCGTTGTCGACCACGGTCTGACCAAGGAGCGGCGGCCACGCCGGCTCGTTCGAGTCCGAGAACCCCGACTCAGCCTGGACTGCCTTGTACGCAAGATCCGCAGGCAGTCCGGAGAACGCACCCTCCACCCACAGATTGCCACCCCAGACCGAATGGTTGTGGTCCGCTACCGACCACAGCGCCACGCCCGTCCTGCAGTAGCTGGCTCCTGCCGGTGCAGTGGAAACGCAGGTGGACCGGTGCACCGCACCTCCGCTGCCGTCATCGACGGGGTTGCCCTTGTCCACGCGAAGCAGCGTATCGCCCGCCCCGAACCAGTGAACCTCAACCCAGCCCCGCGTTGCGCCAGCAATCGACGCCCCCTGTTCGATCAGGCATGCGGCAGTGATCTTCTTGCCGACAGGCACAACCAGCTGCGTGTCGTTGAGGGCAAGGCCCTCGGCCACATTGCCCGGCAGCTCCACACACGTGCGCCAGCCGCCCTTCGATACGTGCCCCGAGTAGAAGGCGCCACCCGAGAAGTCCCAGCCGTTGGCGCCATCGGTGAACTCACCATTGACCACCACCGCCGACGTCGGCGCAGGCATCGTGATCGGAACAACAATGTCGCCAGGCTGGTAGAGCGTCCCGGGCTGCCAAGTGGGATATGCCATTACTGTGCCTCCGTGCTGCTGGTGTTCTTGCTGCCGCTGCCATACCGATCCGATACCGAAGGCGGCACTACGGGAGGCGTCAGGGCACCATCGCCATCAACCGCATACTGGCTCCGGCCGCTGACATCCTCGATCACCATCTCACCTGGATTCGTCGGCCACACCGGTTCAGTGGTCCCGGAGCGCGGGCTGCTGCCAACTACATCACTGACCACGTACCGATAGCCGTTGTCCGAAGTGGGCACCACGATATCGCCCACCTCGCGGGCCACGTTGGGTGCCCACGGTGCATAGCCGGCACGGTCGGACTCCACGCGATACACCAGGCCGTTGTCGCTTGTGGGTCGAACCAGCGTGCCCGGCAGATAGATTCGACCCGCCACCCAGGGCTCCCCCTTCTCGAGCCAGTAGTGCCTGATCTCGCCATCTTCGAACTCGGCCACTACGTAGAGGTAGCCAAGGAACGGCAGCGCGAAATGGATCTCCTTCAGGGGCGTCAGCGGTGCGGTCGGATGCCGGATGACCTCGATCTCCACTCCAGGGTCGCTCGAAGGCGTCACGTTGTGGGAGAAGGCCACCCACACGTTGTGGAACCACACCAAACCCTTCGTTCCAGGTGGGAGCTCGACATCGATCCGTGTCCCAGGCCTGCATGCAATAGTGCGTGCCGCCGTCACGTAGCCATTGAGCAGGTCGTAGACCGAGTCCGCCGAGGCGCCGCCTTTGTCCCGCAAACGGGTGATGCCCGCCTTTACCGCAGTGAGTGCCTGGGTTCGCATGCTCAATCCTCCTTCAGAAGCGGACGCACGGCCGGCGGCTGCACGCAGCTTCCGGGGATGTACCGGCGCGTCTGGTGCGAGCCGGCAACACGGCTTCGCACGTAAGCGGTCGCCTGGCTGGCGTAGTTGGCTGCATCGGCCATGCCGTAATGCGCCTTTGCGTTAGCCAAAGCCTGCAGGAACACTGCCTCCGGGTCGACCGTGAGCACGTCGTCATCGGCTTCCAGCGTGGTCGGGCCGAAATCCCCCTTGATGCGCAGCTGCCAGGCGTCGTCCGTGGGCGCCGGCCAAACCTCGATGCACTGCCGGATCTCGTAGTGCGAAGGAATGCCCGTAGCAGCCGATCCATACAGGACCGGGTTGATTCCACAGACCAGCGGACGCCAGCTCGAATCCCCTTGCGAGATCCCGACCCATTCGAGCTTGTCGGGGTTGAGGATGCGCGGGCAGTCATCCCGGTTGCCGTCGATGTCGTAGAACCGCTGCCCCGCCACCATGTCCCAGGTGAACATGCGGCGCAGGCGCATCACCGAATAGCGCTGGTACATCAGCTCATGGGTGCTGCGGATGAAATCGTCCAGCAGTTCCGGCATGCCCGGAGGCAGCGCGCCCATGGTGACCTGCACCGAGAACCCAAGCCGTCGCGCGAGTCGGTTGCGCATCTGCTGCAGCGTAACCGTTGGCTGTCCGTCGTCGCAGGCGCAGTTGTATCCCGTACTCGGCTCAGGTTCGGGTTCGGGCTCCGGGTCCGGATCGGGCAGCGTGTCACTGAGCACGTAGGTAACCTGCATGTCGCTCAAAGACGCATCCACCGCTGAACTCACACCCCCATCGGGGCTGACCATGACGGAGAACACCAGATCCCATTGGCCGAGAGGACCCACTGCCGGATCAGGGGAAGTGTCGAAAGGAAAGGTTCCCGACTGCCCGGGTGATAACCGTCCTACGACGGCATCGTCAGGCCCAAGGATGCCTGCCTTGATATCGCAAGGCGAGCCAGACGCGGCATCCAGTGATGCTGTGATCGTTCCGAAGATACGCAGAACGTAGCAAGCCTCGGGGATCTCACCATCGAATCCGGCATCGTTGCGCCAATGCTCGATGAAACGGTTGCCGTATCCGATCACGTCCTCGGGGTCGACGCTGATCGCGTTGGTCGTCCACTCAGCCATTGCTGCTCTCCAGAAAATGAAAAAGGCCGGCCGGAGTCACCCCCGACCGGCCGCCGTCACCGCCGCCAGCGGGTCGGGTTACTGCTTGCGGGACTCGCTCTCGTCATCGATCGCGGCCAGCAGATCTTCGCGGGCCTGCCCTTCGGTCTCTGCCGCTTCGATGGCAACCAGGTCCGCATCGGTCAGATCCTTCAGCTTCTCGGTGATCGAGGCCACATCACCGGCCAGCAGCTCGGCGAAGTCGGTCGCCGGTGGTGCGTCCTTGGCAGCCTTCGCCGCAGCCTTGGCAGCCGCTTTGTCGGCGACCTTCTCAGCAGCAGTCTTGGCCGGTGCCGGTGACGCTGCAGGCGCCTTCGCCGCAGCCTTGGCAGCCGTCGGCTGGCGGCTGTCGATGAACTTGGCCAGATCCCGCTCACGGTTGAAGTAGCGAGCGCGTGCCGTGTCGGAATCCGCATTGCCGCCGTACTTCTTGACCAAGCCGGCAAAGGCAATGCCAAGGTCGAAGTCGTCGACCACGACGTCCTTGGTTTCCAGTTCGGTCACCAGTTCCTCGCCGTAGATCTCTTCGAGGATGGACTGCTCGTATTCCGGCACGGTGGTCGGCAGCTTGGTGCTGGCGTCACGGTCGATCAGCAGCGTGACCAGCGTCAGGATGATGGACTTGGCCATTACTGCACGCCCTCCAGGGTTACGGGGCCGGTTGCAGCGGCGCCCAGCTTGATGAACTTCGGCAGGTCCGCGATCTCAACCACCGGACCAAGGTTGGCGGCACCGCTCAGCAGCGTGACCCAGCCTGCATCGCCGGCTGCCGGGGTTGCGCCGCTGGCCAAGCCGGGATGACCCTGCAGCAGCACGCCGGTGGTGACCGAGGCGTTGCCGCCGAGATGGGCGAGGCCTTCGCGGCCTTCCCCGCCCAACAGTGGCGTCTTGTCCAAGGCAACGATGGCGCTGCCCGCAATGGTTTTCGTGTTCGGCATTTCTTTCTCCTGGCCGGCGAGGACTTCCCCGCCGGCACGTTGGGCGATCAGGCGATGCTGAAAACCGCGTTCGAGTTGCGCTTACGGCAGGTCATGCCGTAGTCGGCGGTCAGGCCGAAGTAGTACGTGTAGCGGTCGTACACGCGCGGCGGGGTGCGGCGGATCATCCAGCGTCCCTTCACCGGGCGCAGTCGCAGAGCCTTGCTGTTGAGGAAGTAGCCGCGCTTCTTCCACGGGTAGGTGATCGCACCCAGCTCTTCGTCCAGCGCATCGAAGGTCGGATCCCACACCACCGGCACACCCTTGAAGGCCAGCGCCTTGGTGCTCGGGTCCAGAGTCACGCCACCGGTGGACGACTGCCCCAGGTTGATCTGGCGCCCCATGACCTTCAGCGCGTCAGCCTGGATGGCGTCGTACATCGCCGAGCCCACCACGATGAAGTCGGGGTTGCCCAACTTGCCGTAGGTGATGGTCTGGCGCCACAGCGTTTCCAGCGTCGAGATCAGGTTGCCGGCAGTCGCCGTGCTGATGCCCATCGATGCCCAATTGCGCCACCACGGCGCAGTGCTTGCGTCGATGCCACCGATCACACCGGCGTTCGGCGTGGTGCTGACCAGCGCGTCCAGGCCTGGCACGGCTTTCGGATTGGCCGAGCCATCCAGATGGATCTCGCGATCCCAGTTCTCCTGGAAGCCATCCTTCAGCGTGGTCCAGCCTTCCTGCAGCTTGTCCACGATCTGGATCTTCTCGGCGTCGGTCATCTGCGCCGACTTGTCGTCGGTCAGGATGATGCCGTTGTTGGCCAGTTCGGTTTCGTTGAGGCTGAAGCCGTCGTGCGCCTCGTAGTGCTGGTACGGCGCCAGGCGCACGGTGTCCTTCCGGTTGAACGTGACCTGGTCATCGCCGGAATAGTTCTGGTAGTTGCTGTCGTTGGTGAAGCGCACCTTCTCGTTGAAGATGCCGTTGCCGAAGACGGTTTCGGTCTTCTTCTCGATCAGCCACTTGGCCAGCGGACGCTCGCCGGTGAACTGATCAATGGGGTCATCAGTCGCATAGGACTGCATCTGGTAGTTGGCGCCGGAGGCCAACTGGGCGGGAGTCAAAGGCATATCGCACCTCGGAGGGAAAGAGGAGCCCGAATGGGCGTGGTCTCTCGCGTTCCGAGGGCGCGACTCTCGTTTCAGCGCTACCGGCGGCGAACCCGGCTTACGTCACTCGCGATGCCGGCGTTGGCCGGCTGGATCGCAATATGCGCCAGCCGGCATGCCAGTCAACGGGGTTATGCGGACGGACGCGGTGATCCCGCAAGGTCAGCTTCTGCGTCAGCATCGGTCAGCACTGGCCGGGCCAACTGGTCGCGCAGACGGAAGCCAAGCAGTGGCCAGATCTTCTGCATCGCGTTCTGCCGGGCGATCTTGCGGCCGATCTCGGCGTCGAAGTTCTCCGGGCTGGCGCAGGCCGACTCACCAGTCACGGTGAAGCCGTTGCGTAGGCGCAGGACGCAGAACGTCAACAGTCCCAAGTTCTGGTGCAGCAGGTCAGGTGACGCTGCCTCTGCCATGACGAGGAAATCACCACCCGACTTTTCCATGCCGCCTGCCGCAAAAGCGCCAATCACGCCCTCTGCAGCCGTGAAGCAATGCTCGCTCGCGATCTCGGCCTCGATGTCAGCCGGAGTCACGCGCGGCGCGGTCAGGCCCTTGGCCTGGATTTCCTGTTCGATGTTTTGTTCGTTCATCGGTTGCTCCAGTTGTTGAGCACCCACCAGATGGCGAGCGCGAGGGGATGGCGGCGCATCAACGGCCCTGGGCCTTCGCTGTGGCCACGCCGAAGTCGAAGGCGTTCTCCTTCGTGGGCGCCTTGCTCAGGTCGACGCCAGTGGCGCGCGCGGGATTGTTGGGCGCTGCTGCAGGCTGGCGCGGCGCCGGTGCGGACACGGGTGCGGGCGCGGCCAGATATGCCTTCTGGATGGCTGCAGCCCACTGCTGCGGCGGCAGCGTTTCCTGGATCACCGCCACCATCGGCTGGATGGTCTTGAACTTGGCCTCGAACAGCGGATCTGCGGCACGCAGCTGCTGGCCAAGGGCGCCGACCTGTTGCAGCGCGTCCTGATGGGCCTGCTGCGCCATGTCCTGATGCTCGGCCTGCTGCCGTTGGCGCTGCTGGCTGTCCTGCTGCAGGGCGGTGGCGCGGCGGGTGCGAATCAATTCCTCCGCAGCGGCGCGCGTCATGTCGCCGTCGGTGACCTGCTTGGACAGGTCCGCATGCTCGACCAGCGGGTCATAGCCCGGCGCAGGTCTGCCCAGCTGCTTGGCCAGCCAAGCCATCTCCTGCTGCATGAAGTCGTAGGCCTGCCCCATTGCTGCTGGGTCGCCTGAGTTGATCGCCGACAGGTAGTTCAGGGCGTTGCCCATCTGCTGCGGGTCGGCACCGGTGGACTTGATGGTCTCCTCCCACTGCCGGCCGCGCTCTGCAACCGGGCGCAGCGAATCGGCATCAGCAGCGCGCTCGCTCAGTTCCCGGAAGCGCTTCTGCGTGCGCTCGTTGGCAATGCCCAGGTCCTTGATCTCTGCATCAATAGCATCGGGCTGGGCAGCAGCAGTTGCTGCTGCAGCGGCGCCAGCCGGATCAGGCTCGCCACCCTGCTCGCCCTCAGCACCAGCGGCAGACGCTGCTGCACCAGCGGTTTCGCCGCCAGCGGCATCAACTTCAGCACCAGCAGCAGGCTGGCCTTCTGCAGCTGCCGCAGGTGCGCCGCCCTCTTCGAGCACTTCCTGCTCGCGGGCCTTTTCCACGCCCTGGCTGAAGGCGTCGAGAGCATCGGTGTTGGTGCCGCCGTCATTGCTGGCGACGGTGGCAGCGGCCTGTGCAGCAGCTGCAGCGGAGCCGTCATCCTCGACGGCAGTGTTGGTATCAGGTTCGTTGTGTTCAATGCGCATTGGCGTTTCCTCGCTGGCGGCGTGTCGGGTCAAACAGGGGTGATTGCCGGCGGCGTGATTGCAGCCGGGTCTGGCATTGCGGATGGATCAATGGGAGGTGGCGCACCATCGGCGCCAGGCATCAGCGCTGGGTCACCACCCATCGCCATCACTGCGGGATCAACCGGCGCTGGCGCCTGCGGAATGAAGCTGTATGGGTCGATGCCCGTGTCACCGGCGCGCTTCACGGTTTCTACGGCCAGCTGCTCAAGGCAGTTGGCAATGTCCAGCGGCGAAGCACCGCGCAGCTGTCCAATCTGGATAGCTGACTGCTGCAGCTGCGGCAGCAAGATGGACCACTGCTGCTGACGCAGCGCCGTCGCAGGCTTGCCAGACGAGCCGGCACGGATGTCGACCTGCACCATGCCGTCCAGTAGCTCGGGCTCGGGCATGTTCACCCACAAAGCCTCATCGCCAGCCATGCCAGCGGCTTCCTCGGGTGTCAGGCCGTTAGGCGAAATGGACAGCTCAGCGGTATAGAGGGCGAAGTCGGACAGCATCTCGTCCAGGCTGTCGCGGGCGTAGCCGATGCGCGACTCGGTGCCCTGCTGCTGGATGTCGGCTTCTGTGGCGGTCTTGGCAGTCTGGATGCTCGACGACAGGGCCTCCTGCACGCCCCAGATCATTTCCAGCTCTGCGCGGATGACCTGTGTGTCGTAGAGCGCCGGATCGATCTGGTTGTAGCTGATGGGGAACACCACCTGGTCGGGCCGATTGCCTTGCAGGTCCAAGCCCACCATCTCGTTCGATACGGCGGTTTCCAGCTTGGTGGCGTCCACCTGATCTAGCGCGCCGCGATCAAACCCGGTCTTCGGGATGGCGCGCCGCCGGTGCGTCTTGAAGTTGGTGCGAGTGCGGTTGTACTCATCCAGCAGCGAGCGCGAGCGATCAACCAGCGACTGCGGATGACGCGCACCATCGTTCCAGATCACCGCCCAGCTGAAGAACGGATAGAAGCGCGTGGTGCGCTGCTCCGGCTTGAACGGCTGGCGCAGGTAACGCGGGCACCCCTCGGCCAGCGTGATGACGTGGCCAGTCTCCTTGTTCCACAGCTCCCACACGCACACGCAGGCCTTGCTGGTATCGGTAGCGCCAGCCGGTCCCTTGGTAAAGGCGTCGGCCTGCTCGACCGGCGTGGACCCATTGAACCCAGCACCGTCGACCTGCCGACCTGGCACGCGGAAATAGGTGGTAGCCGAGCCAAGGAACTCTGCGGCATCCGGATAGGTGGCCTTGGCCTTCTCCATCGGCATGAACAGCCGCTGTGCAATCCACGGACTGTCCACGTAGTTCTGCAGGCAGGCGCATTCGGTTGCCACCTGGATATCGTCAGCCCGCACGAAGTCGATGCACAGGGCGTTGAAGATGATGCGCTGCGCCTCGTCCTCGGCCTGCTGTAGGCGCTGCTCCAGCTCGGCACGCTGGGCAGAGTCGTCGCCCACGATGCCCTCGGCCAGGCTGGTCTGCAGCTGGTTGATGGCGGCCAAGCTCGATTGCAGGCCGGAAATCTCCTGCTGCAGCGCAGGGTTGTTTCCGGTCTCGCGGTGCCAAGCACCCTTGATCCAGCCGATACCCACACTCAGGCCCGACCGCACAAGCGGATCAGCAGCTGCTTTGAGCTTGCCCTTCTTCCACAGCCGACCGATGACGATCTCAAGCGTGGTGGCGAAGGCCTTGGCGTCTTCTTTGATCCGCGCCGACACCGCCTCAGCCAGCTCAACGCTGGTTTCAGGGTCACGTGCGTACAGGAAGGTGGTCAAGATGCCGACGTAGGTGCCAGCAATCGGCACACGCACGTCGAAGACGTCGGCGTTGGCCTGCTCCTGGCAGTAGGTGCGGTCCTTGGCGTAGCCCTTGCGCGCTTCCTTGTCGAACTCGCGGGCTTCCTCGATGCGCTTCAGCCAGGACTTGACCGCCCCTTCCTCCTCCAGCGTGGCAGCGGCGCGGCGCTCGGCTTCCGCCTGCTCCAATTCGTCCGCTTCGATTGCCTGCACCAGCTGGTCGCCGGGACCGGTCATAGCATCTTCCTCTTTCGTTCCATTGCGTCGGCTGCGACGTCGCTGTATTCAAGCCATTCGCGGCTATGAGGCGTGATCACCCGAGGCCGTTCAACGGAGGTTGGAGCGCGCGCACTGGCCACGGCCGGGAAGCGGCTATGGATGAAGTAGCCCAATGCGTCGGGCTGATGGTCAAAGCCAGTGGTCTTGTCCGGCATGCCATTGGCATCGAACGCCTGCTTCTCCAGCGCCTCGGTCAGCTTGGGGCAGCCCAGCGGATTCACCCGCAGGCGTCTGGTGCCCTTGGCGTTGCACAGCATCGCGTTGACGCTGACCACCCGGGCGCGGATGCGGGGATTGGACGGAGGCACCCGGACAACGAAGCCGGCGGCGCGGAGCAGACCCAGATCCGACACGCTGGCGTTGTTGGTGTGCGCACTCTCGCCGCTGGCATCTGGGTAGACGGCAATCTGCCGATCCCCGAACCGCTCCCGCAGCGCAACGATCATCGCGGGCGTATCGCGGATACCGGTGAACTCTTCCAGGGCGAACGGTTGTCCTGCCCGGATCACGCAGGCAATGGCGGTCATGTTCATCACGTTGAAGTCCATGCCCACGTGGAGCCGGTCTTCGTCGTTGATGGTGGCAAGCGTGCCGTTGAGCTTCCTGTCATAGGCCGGGTACACCGAACCGCTGGTCAGATTGACGAACAGGCCGTTGATGTAGGCCTTCACCAGCTGCGGCGGGTACGTCTCGAACAGGGACTCGATGTAGTCGTCAGGCAGGAACGCTTCGTTGTCGTACGTGCTGGCATGGACCTTGCCGTACAGAGCCGCTTTCTTCGGGTCCTGTCCGGGGATCTGTTCGAACTGCTCGTAGACGAAGTTGAAGCCCTCGGGCGTCGTGGTGACATCGATGCCGTTCTGCAGGCCGTCGGCCTTCACGCGCAGGCGGGCGATGATCTTGCGCCAGGCCTCGTGGGCCTTCTGCTTCTTCAGCGTGTCGATCTCGTCGACCAGCGCCTTGCCGACCTTGAAGCCCACGATGCTGGCCGGCTTGTCCATCGACCGGCAGATCACCGTGCCGCGGTACTGCCTGCCGGCGTACAGGTGCGCTTCCTTGTTCGACTGGTTGATCTGGGCGCGCAGCCCCCAATCGAAGGCCACCTCCTCGATCGTCGGATAGAAGATGTCGCGGATCTGCGGGTAACTAGGTGCGAAGTAGCCGGCCGGGATGCGGGGGAACTCCCAGGCGTGGCGGCACAGTGAGCCGCAGCCCACCCAGGTCTTGCCCGAGCCAAAGCCACCGACGAACGCCCGGAACTTGTGCGGCAGCTGGATGAACGCCGCCTGCGGTTCGTTAAGGGTTGGCACGTTTGCGGCCGCTCACTACGCGCACTTCCACGGCTGCAGGCACCGGCGTGCTGTCGTCCACCTTCTCGCCATCGTCCAGCCCGGCCAGCTTTGCCTTGCCCATGGTTGCCTGCACCATTGCGGCGCCCTGCTCCTTCTTCCTGGCCACTTGGCGAGCCTCTTCCAGCTCTGCCACAAGACTGGCAATCGTCACCCCATGAGCAGCCAGTGCCACCCCACGGAGCTCATCAAGCCTTGCGGCGATCTTGGGGTTATCCAGTAGTTCTTTGGCCGAGCGGTTGATCGTCTCGGGCTTGGCCTTCTCAGCGCTGTAGCACTGGCGGTAGGCCTCGCTGGCGTTGCCGCTTTCGAGGTACCGCTGGCAGAAGGCCTCCTGCTTGGGGGTGAGTCCCGCCATGGGATCAACCCCCTGCAACAGCGAATCGCCGATTCCCGGAAGGCATGGCGTCACCAGGGCTCATGGTCCCTGGCCGGCCGCACGCGGCCCCCTCCGTGTCGGCTGCGGGCTGTTGTCGACACCTGCCCGCTGGTCGTGCCGGAACTACCCATAGCGCCCCGGCCGGCGCTCCTGTGATCGGTTCGATGGTGTTGGGCGTCTGGCGGTCGCTCATGCCGCCATTACGCGGCAATGGCCATCTCATGCAACGGAGGGAACGCCAGCTCCAACTGCACCGGCTTTGGCTCACCAGCTGCAGGCGGCTCATCGACCAGCGCCCCGGCCGGCAGGTGGAACCGGATGTCATCAGCCAGCGCATCGAGGTCAGGGACTGTGGCATTGCCGCCGCCCATCGGCAGCTCGGCGTAGATGCCCATCACGATCCCGTAGTGCTCGGCAAAAAACTTGTCCGTCCTGGCCTCGCCAGCCATCAGCAGGAAGACATCGCCCTCGGCGTCGATGGCCACCATCGTCCCAGCGCCGCGGGCGTACAGCGTCTGGCGGATCCGCTTCTGCAACTTGCCGGCCAACACCTGCAGCGTGACGCAGTCAGCCAGGCAGAACGCCGGCTTGATGCGGCGCTCCACTTGCCGGCGTGGCGTTGGATCTCGGTTGCTGTCGTGGTTCGACGTGGCCATAGCTCCTCCTGCCCTACCCGTCTCGCAGCTCGTCCAGGACTTCGGTGTCCAGACGGAACGCCGGCAGCCGACCGTCCGAGTCGCAGCTGCCCTGCCGGTCCTGGTTGCGAGCGCAGTGGAACGTCCCGTCCGTCAGCTCCCGGAACTGGCACACCGAGCACCGGCCCAGGCGGCGCACCCGGGCCTTGTAGCGCTTCCACATGCGGTCAGTGCTCAAGCGGCAACCCCACTGGCCAGGCGCTGGTCGCCGTACAGCGCAATCAGCAACGCATCGGCGCGGCCGTTGTCCTTTTTGCGGGTCAGCATGTGGGCGGCCTCGGGGAACCTTTGCAGGCACAGCTGGCGCGCGGCGTCCTTTTCCTTGCCGATCAGGGCGAACTGGCGCTTCCACACTGCCGGAATGGCGCGGGTGTACGGGATGCCCAGCACGTCCAGGGTGAAGCGGATGCCACCGCTGGTCTCGCCGAACCGGAACGCGCTGGTACCGCCGTCACCGGGCATGGCACCAACCTTCTCCACGCAGGCGGACGCGTAGGCCCCGGGGTGCGCGGCGCGCTGCTCGCGGATGAAGATGGCCAGGGCGCGGGCGTCGATCTCGCCCCAGCCGTCCACACGGCGGGTCGGCATGTCGATCATTGGGCCGGCCTCGCCGTCGATCAGGGTCACGATGGCACCGGTCAGGCCCGGGTCGATGCCGAAAGTCAGGCGGCTCGCCATATTGTCTTCTCCTTGTGCTGCTCCAGCAGCGTGTTCTGCAGGTCCAGCAGGTAGTCGTCTTGGCCTATCTCCTGCCGGAACCGGCGTGGCTGGCGGGCGTAAGAGGGGCCGAACATGGCCTCGCACTGGACGGCGTTCCAGTTGCCGAACGGCTCGCCGCGGTGCGACCAGGGATTCAGACCGATGGTGAAGTCGTGGCCACGCCGCTTCTGGCCATGCTTGCCGCCGACGGTCAGGTGGTGGACCTCACACGGCACGTAGCCCAGCCCGAGGCTGTGCGCCACGATGCAGCCGATGTCGGTAATGGCGTCCATGCGCTTCTGCTCGGCGATGGTCGGGGTGGTGGTGGAGCGGCCGTGCTTCATGCAACCTCCCTTGGCCAGCACCAGCGCAGGATTCGCTTGCCGCCAGCCTTTTCTTGCCACCCGATGAGGTTCCACGCACCCGGCATCGATGCCCGAATGGCCATTTGGCGGAAGTAGCCCGGAGGGTCATACCGGCCACGGGTCACTTTTGGAATGTGGACCTTCACGCAACCCTCCGATTCGTCCCGGCCATCTCCCAGAACTCGGCGCGCACCGCGTCGAGCATCACGTGGCTGTAGCGCTTTCCAATGTGCTCGGTGATGCCGTCGAACAGGATCTGAAACCGGTCCTGTTCCATCTCATCGAATGACAGGCTCTCGGCCTGCATGACCATCAACCGGCCCAAGCCGGGAATGTCCATCTCCATTTCTTCGCAGCAGGTGCTGGACTCGCGCTGCAGGCGCTTCACCGCATCGTGGCTGCCCATCTGCTCCCAGCCTTCGACGTTGTCGACCATCAGCTGCCCGATCTTGTGGATCAGGCGGTGCTGCCATTCTTCGCGCGGCTGCTTCAGCTCGGCGCGCACCTCGCGGCCGGTGTGGAACTTGCGCTCCCGCAGCAAGCGGGCATCGACCTCGTTCGCCGGCACCAGGCAGCCGACCAGTTCACCGGTGGCAGGGTCCACGAGCTTGCGCACCATCAGGTACACCGGTCGCCGGGCGCGCTTGGCGCGGATCTTCTTTGCTGCTGGGGTGAGGGTCATGCGGCGTCCTCGAAGATGTCGGCCGCGCTGCGGTTGACGAACGAAGTGGAGCCGCCGTGCCAGGTCACCGGCACCTTGCCGATGTTGCCGTGACGGTTTTTCACCACGTTGATCTCAGCCGCTGAGCGTTCGGCCTGCGGGTTGGAGAGGTCGCGCCAGAGCATCATGATCTGATCGGCTTCCTTCTCGATCTCGGAGCTGTCGGCCAGATGCTTCATCTGCGGCCGTTCGCCGTCGGCATCACGACTGACCTGCGCCAGCACCACCACCGGGATACGCAGATCCCGCGCCAGGTTCTTCAGGCTTCGGGCGATGCTGCCCACCTGCTGGTGCTTCGGCGCGCGCGACATCGATGCGATCTCGATGCGCTGCAGGTAGTCGACGTAGAGGGCGCGGATGCCCAGCTGGTGCTTCCAGCGGCGAGCCTCGCGGATAACCTCGGTGATGTCGGGGGATGGGCGATCGAGGATCTGCACCGGCAGCGCCCCGTAACGTTCAGCGGCGTTCAGTAGCGCATCGACTTCATCGCCCCGGAACTTGCCGGCGCGAAGGCGGCCGACGTTGACCTGCGATCCTGCCGCGAGCCAGCGGAGGCCCACCTGGTCGGCAGGCTGCTCGCCCGAGATCAGCGCCACTGCCCCACCCTTCGCGCCAGCTGCTGCAGCACCGAGCAGGAACCCCGTCTTGCCCATTGCTGGGCGTGCGCCAACCACGATCAGGTCACTGTCATGGAACCCGCCAAGTGCTTCGTCCAGGTCGTGGATGCCGCTGGAAACGCCGATGAGCTTGCCGCCGTTGCGCTGCGCTTCCATCGCCTGGGCCACTGCCGCATCCAGCGCCGACTGCGCGGTGTGTTCGTAGCTGCGGTCTGACGTGTGCAGCGCCATCAGCCGCTGGATCGCGACATCCACCGAGTCCTCCTGCCGGGCCTGCGCACCGTCCTGCAGGTCGCGGGCGATGCTCAGCGCCTCGCGGTCGCGCCATGCGGACATCAGCACCGCTGCCTGGTAGGCGGGCTGGCTCGTCGGGTACAGGTCCCGGTCGATGCCGATGGCCATGGCCAACTCGCTCAGCCGGCGGCTGCCCATGCGGTCGGCCACTTCGGAGATCGTCACCGCATCCACGGGCTTGCCGCCGGCGTCCATGCTCCGCACCAGCTCCCACAGCTGGCCGTGCGCCTCGCTGCCGAAGTGCTGCGGCTGCAGCGCCATGTCGGCGATGCTCGAAGGCCGGCACATCGCCGTGTGCAGCACCTGCCGCTCGACCTGCTGGATCGCGGCGCGCTGGTTGGCTTCGATCGTCGTCATGCGCTCAGCCTCGGCAGGGTGCCCTTCTGCGACTCGGGCGCTGCTGCTGGCCGGGTTGGGGCTTGGTTCTGCGCACGGCTCAGCCAGGAGTTCACGAACCGCATTGCGCCGCTGCGGGTCTTGCGGTTCTTCGGGTTTGAAATGACCCAAGCCTTGAGGCTGCGCAGCTGCTGCAGGACGTTGATCGCCGGGTACAGGTCAGCAAACTCGCGAACCTGCGCCTCGGTGATCTCGAAGTCCTTGCCGTCGTTCAGGGCGAAGCTGACAGCAACGGGCGAAGCTGGCTCTGCTGGCAGCAGGTCATCGGCCGGAGGCGACGAAGTCGGCGCAGCGCAAGTGGTTTGGTTTGGGTTCTCTCTTGGTTGGGTTGGGTTGGGTTCTGTTTGGGTAACCGTTTGTGGAACGGTTTCCGAAACCGTTTCTGCAACCGTTTGGAGAACCGTTCGATAGTCGTTACCCAAGTGCCTGACGTACTTGAGAATTGCAGCAGCTACGCGGGCCTTTGATTCGCCCTTCGGCAGCGCTTCGAACTCGGCCATACGGGCAGATGCCACGTTGCCGTTCGCTACCCGATTCCACTTCAGGAAATTGGGCAGGAAAACAACCCCTTCGAAACGGTATGCGAAACCGTTCCGAAACAGTTCGGCAAACCCTTCCGAAACCCTTTCTTGCGACCAGCCAAGGTCCGCCATGACGTAGCCATCCGGGCAGCGGTAGCAGCCAAGGCCGTTCGAATGCGGGCCGGTCATCAGGTACGTAGCCAGCAACTTGCCAGCGTCCGTCCACTCTTGGGCATCCTGGCTCTGCCAGAACGCGCACTGGATCTGTCCGTACTCACGCATGGCGCACTCCCTTCGAACGATTGCAGCGACGGCAGGCAAGGACGAGATTGGTCGGCGATGAATTACCCCCATGGAACTCGGGGTGGACGTGATCCATCTCCAATCCTTCAAACCACACCCATGAAGGCGTGATCCAATGGATGTGTCCTGGCGCTCCGCAGTAGTGGCATGCAGCGGCAACCGTCTTCATTGGTGCACAGCCATTCGCCCTTGCGAGCGCTCGCCTCGACGCGGCTGGAACGCCCTTCTTCTTGTAATGCGCCCTATTGGCACTGCTGGTTCGAATCCTGGCCATCAGTCATTCCTCAGCAGGTCAGGCTGCGTAGTAGCCAAGCGCCGGACTTCCGCCCTGATCTGCTCGTCCGCACATCGCGACAGGTGCTCGGTCGTTTCCTCGGGCGTTAGCGGCTCGCCGGACTGCGCCAGACGCACGCACTCGGCCAGCCGGCTCACGTACTCGGCTCGGTTCTTCATTGGCGGACCTCATCAATTCGGCCAGGCGCTCGACCTCGCAGATGCCTTCCAGGGCGGCCTGCAGGTTGAGGAACTGGCGTAGGAGGTTGGAGCCGGTGGCGGCGCACAGAGGGCCGACCAGCTTGTCGGGGATCGGGCGTGCACCGTTCTGCATCCGCGACACGTAGGAGCGTGACTTGCCGATGCAGGCGGCGACGTAATCCAGCTTGTGGTGGCCGGCGCGGATCATCACTGCGAGCGCGTGGGCTGCCGATTCGATCTGCCGGACGATTTGGGAGGGGGCATCCTTCGGGGCGTGGTGCACGCCGAAGGCAAGCCTCAATTCCGTTTGGTTTCCAGTGGTTGCCATGTGTTGCCTATCGTTGCCAAGCCCCGTGGGGCGGAATAAAGGCCCAACCCCAAAGGATTGAGCCCATGCGTAAATCAGTTCAAAGAGCCGGAGCGAACGTCGTAACGCTTCAGCGGATGTGCGGCCGGATCTACGTGATCAGCCGCGTTGGTGATCGGGTGAAAGCGCGACTGGTCGAGCCGCGCAAACGGGAACGCCCCACCCTGCCTGGCGTTGTTGTGCCGTTCCCGGGAGGGCGTTGAGTGGCTGGGCCTGTAGATGCCCGTCAGCCGGTAAGCTGGGAGGTGCGACCCACTCAACAAACCAGAGACAGAAATGAGCGAAGACACGACACGGCGGTTGGAAGAGCTGGAGGAACTCGCACGCGAACAAATTGCCGAGATCGCATCGCTACAGTTCATGGTTCGGGCGCTCTTCATGGCGCTTCCGCCCGAGGGGCGAGTGACGGCCAAGGAGAGCTTCCGTTTGATGCTTGCCGATCATGTCGATCGGTTATCGGAGGGCGGGTTCGAGCTATCGGTTGCCCCCGATCCGTTGCGGGAGCTTCGAGAACGCGTTCTTCGAGCGGCGTCAGCCTACGAGCGCTTTTTCCAGGGCTAGCCATCTCAGGCCGCCTCCCCTTCGGGTGGTGGGGCGCGCCCGAATGCAGCGGGCAGCAATTCGGTTCTATTGACCCGGCCGCGAGTGGCGTCGTGGATCTTGTTGGCCAGCCGATAGCTCGGCTTCCGCTTGTTGAGGGCGATCTGGTACAGCGTGCCGACATGGCACCCTGCCTTTTCCGCCACGGTCGCCAGAACCGGACACTTCAGCGTCCCGGTCCCACCCTTGGAAATTGCGTAGTCGGTCAGGTTCATGCCGGGCAAGTTACCGTTTCGGTTACTCGCGGTCAATACCGTTTCGGTCATTTCCTGCCAGGGCTGCGCTTGTGACCATTACCGGTATGGACGCAACCACCGCTCGAACCGAAAACATGCGCCGCTTGGTCGCCGAGGCCGGCGGTCAATCAGAGTGGACACGCCTGTACGGCGGCACCCGCTGGCAGCCGTCGCAGGTCAGCCAGTGGATCTCCGAAACCAAGCCCAAAGGCATCGGCGGCAATCTGGCGCGCGATCTCGAAGCGGCGATGGGACTGGCAAATGGCGAACTCGATCGCCCGCCATCCACTGAGTCTCACGCTGTGGGAATCGATATCCCTACTCTGCGCTCCGCCCACCGACTTATGCAGATGGTGGCGGAGATACGCGGGGACGAGCCCGTTCCAGATATCAATGTGGCCTATTTGGCGATGGCATATGAGACTGTTGCCGCTGAAGCCGGATCTCTGGACGACAGCAACATCCTCGATTTCATGCGGGCCTTTGCGGCCCGGTTGGATAAGGCAAAGGGGGATGAGGATGGCTCTAAGCGAGGAAAGGCTGCAGGAACTGGCTAAGCGGATGGCGGCGGCAATGGGCCCCACATCTTCAACGCCCAGACGCCCTCAGCTTCAGTTGGTAAAGGACACTCCACCCAGTCCTCGTATGGACGACATCACCCGCGAATCGCACTGCAGGATGATTAGGCACATCCGCCGTCGCTGGGGGCACTACATGCAGCGAATCATTGACCACGCATGCTTTGGCCTTACAGGCATCGATCAGCTCGATGACGATTCACTGGTGCAGCTGCACATGGACCTGGAGCGCGCCGAGCAATGCATGCTTGAAGGCATCAGCCTCGAAGACGCCGGACTGCTTCGCACCCGTTACGCCTGAACCATCAAAGCCCCGCTGGACGGGGCTTTTTTGTGCCCGCTGCTGCTCCGCACAATCGAAAGTCAAAATAATTACCGTTTTGGTATTGACGATAGATAACCGTTTCGGTAACTTGCACCCGTCGGCCCACCCGGGCCATCCACGGGGCAAGAGACATGGCTTTCCAGCTCTCCAGCGACCGCCAGCACTCAGCGGCTCGCCAGTACGACCACCAGGAAGACCCGGCGATCACCCGCCGCGAGGCTGCAGAAGCCATCCAGACCGCCAAGGCTCCGCTGCTCGCCAGCCCTGCCCTGTTCTCGGAGCTGCTGGGCGACCTGACCACCTCTGATCACGAAGCCATGGCCGAGGCGCTGGATTCCGGCGACGCCATCGAGTTCGCCCGGCTTTTCACCGAGGCCCGCGAGAACTTCGCTGATGCGCTGATCGACGAGCGCTTGGATGACCAGCCGTGGCTGTCGCGCGGTGCTGCTGCCGAGCAGCTGGCGAGGATCTACGCATGACCGCCCACAAGCACACGCCGGGACCGTGGCAAGTCGCCGAGAAGTTCAACTGCGTTGATGTTCGCGGAGTTGATGGGCCTTACATCGCCAATTGCAACCAGTCGGTAGCAATCGACTGGCGTACGAAAGAGGCCAACGCCCGCCTGATCGCGGCCGCGCCGGACCTGTACGACGCCGTGGCTGCTGTCATCGGCGCAACTCGCGCCTACCTGCCACCCGGCGGCATCACCAAGGAGGAGTTCATCAGCCGCGTGATCGCGGCGACGGACAACGCCCGCATGGCGGAGATCATGAAATGAGCGTGAAAGTAACCCCAGAGGTCCGGACCGTGATCTGCGACTGTTGCCAGCGCGCCATCGGCGACAAGGGCGTAAGCCGCAGGCAGAGCGGAGGACTTCACATAAGGCGCGATGCATTGGACATGCATGGCTGTGCATGCGCCAGCGCGGACGTGAAGTTGGACCTGTGTGACGACTGCCTCAGCAGCGTCTCCAAGGCGATCAACGCGGCCTGTATTGACGTTCGCGCCGCCATCTCCAAGGCAACCGGGGGTGCGGCATGACCATGCGCCGCTTCAATGCCTGGCTGCACTGCTTCGCCAAGTCGCGGGAATACAGCGCCCTGCTCTACATGGGCTGGCTGATCGTCGCTGCAGCTGCAGTGCTGTTCGTTCCGCTGCGTCTTCTGGTGATCGCGGAGGGCCTGTGCTGATGGACGCAATGGTCATTGTCCGTGCCGTCCTGGCCAATAACCGCAAGTGGCCCGACGAGCTGACTAGCGGAGTGATGTTCTTCGAAGGCCAGCGAATCACCTACACCGAGTTTATGGAGGTTGCTCGCCAATGACTCCGCATATCCCAACCGCCGCCGACATAGCAGTAGTGGTGTTCCCGCCCATCAAGGCACCTGACCCGCTGGACTCGCTCGAAGCTTCCGAAGGCGTGTGCGCGCAGGACGGTGACGAATGATCCGCCTCGCCGTCTACGCCGCCCTGCTGGTGGTCTTCGCCGACATGCTGCGCAAGGCCTTGATGGTGCGCGCCGACTCGTTCGTGCTGCCGCTGTTGGCCATTTGCATCTGGCTGCTGGTGCTGATCGTCCGCCGCTGGCGGCACCTGCGCCGCCGGCTAGACCGCAACCGAACCGACTTCGTCCGCCCGCGCACCTTCCCAGCCCAGCGCAAGCGCGACACCCGCTGATTCCCCGCTGGCCAGGCCGGCATACCAACGAGGCAATACCCATGTTTGGACTCGAACAACACGAAGCCGTGCTCTCGAACCTCAACTTGAGGAAAGAGAAGCATGGTGAGGACAAGGTGCCGGCGGCGGACATGACGTTCGCTGTGCAGGCGCAGAACCTGATTCTGGACACCATCGACCCGGCCATTCGTCCCGCTTTCTTCCGCAAGGCCAAGAAGGGCGAGCAGCAGAACCTGCCGATCGACGGCAACGACCTGGTCGCACTCAATCTGCCGATGCTGGCCAAGCAGAAGATCGACCTGAAGATCGGCGGCTACGAGCTGCGCATTGATTCGTTGCTGGGCCACATCGAGCCGCTGTTCTTTGCCGACTGCAAGCTCAAGTCGCTGACGTGGGAAGCCATCGAGGGCGGCAGCGTAGCCATCGCGCTGACCGTGCAGTCCACGCTGGAAGACGAAGATGCCGCGCCGCTGCTGGCTGCATGGAGCCGCGGCGAAGTGACCGTGACCTTGGTGCCGCCGAAGCCCATCGAAGCGCAGAAAGACCTGGCCGACGCGGCCTGATTCCAGAATCCGCCCGCCCATCCCCTCGGGCGGTACCGCGGCAACTGGCCTCCCCTCCACGCGCCGCTGACAGCCCGGAAAGACGGGCACCTATTCCCATAACGCCGGCCGCGCCGGCTGGAGCCGACATGAGCATCATCCGAGGCATCACCGAGCTGCATCCCAACGATCTGCAATTCGTGGTCACCCGCATCCCCAAGGACATCCGATCGCTGTTGAAGGATGCCAACGTCTGCATCGGCGGTGGTTTTATTCGCGAGACCATCGCTGGCCAGAAGCCCAATGACGTTGATCTGTTCGGCGGCAGTGTCGAAACGCTGAAGTTGGCGGCAAAGCTGCTCAATGAGAAGCGGGAAGGCCGCCTCATTGAAACCGACAACGCCCTGACCCTGGTCACAGCCAACCGCATGCCTGTCCAGTTCATCACGCGCTGGCTGTTCGTTGATCCGCGCGAGGTCATCGCGTCGTTCGACTTCACCGTGTGCCAGGCCGTCGTGTGGTTCGACCAGCTCACCGAAAAGTGGATGTCTGCCATCGGTGACAACTTCTATCGCGATCTGGCAGCTCGTCGCCTGCAGTACACACATCCGCAGCGCAATGAAGATGCCGGCGGTTCCCTGCTGCGGGTCCGAAAGTTTCTCGCACGTGGCTACTCCATTCAGGCACAGAGCTTTGCTGGCGTCGTAGCGCGCTTGGCGCTTGCGGTCGAATGGGACAAGGTCCATGGCGACGAAATTCAAGCTACGCGCGTAATGACCGGCCTCCTGCGCGAAGTGGACCCCCTTCTGGTTGTAGATGGTGTGGATGTCGTGGACGAGCATGAGGTGCTGGAATGAGCGCCCTGCCTGCCGTTACTAACCCGCCGCGCCAGCAGTTCGACCTCAGCCCGCAGACCTTCGAGCAAGCGCTGACCTTTTGCGACTACCTCGCCAATAGCGACTTGGTCCCGAAGGACTTCAAGAACAAGCCTGAGAACTGCTTGATCGCGATCCAGTGGGGCGCGGAGCTGGGCTTGAAGCCGCTGCAGGCGCTGCAGAACCTGGCAATCATCAACGGCCGGCCGGCACTGTGGGGCGACGCTGTCATTGCCTTGGTGCGCAGCTCGCCGCTGTGCGAGTCCATCACCGAATCCGACGACGGCAAGACCGCCACCTGCAAGGTGAAGCGCCGCGGCGAGGAGGAGGAAATCCGCACCTTCAGCATGGACGACGCGAGGGCTGCCGGTTTGGCCGGCAAGCAAGGCCCGTGGACGCAGTACCCGAAGCGCATGCGCCAGATGCGCGCGCGCGCCTTCGCCCTGCGCGACGTGTTCCCCGACGTGCTGCGCGGCATGCCGATCGCTGAAGAGATCATGGATATCCCGGCATCGGAGCCGCACCGCACGACGGCCACGGTCGTCTCCAGCGAGCCGGCCCTGTACTCGGCCGACAAGTTCGCAGAGAACCTGCCGAACTGGCGCGGCGTGATTCAGTCGGGAAGCAAGAGCGCCGACGACCTGATTGCCATGGTCGAAGCGAAGGCTAAGGCCCGCATGACCGACGAACAGCGCAAGCAGCTGCGCCAGTGCGAAGCGGTCGACGTAGCCGAAGAAGTGGCCGAGCAGCAACCCGCTGCAACTGAGCCGACCAACACCGAAACCGACAACGGCCCCATCGACTGGGACAACGAGGAAGACCGCGCATGAAGATCGTCAACCTGATTCAGGGAACCGCCGAATGGCACGCCCACCGCGCCCAGCACCACAACGCCAGCGACGCACCGGCGATGATGGGCTGCAGCCCGTACAAGACCCGCGCGCAGCTGGTGCGCGAAGTGGCCACCGGCGTTGCCCAGGATGTGGACGCCGCCACGCAGCGCCGCTTTGACAATGGCCACCGCTTCGAAGAACTGGCCCGGCCGCTGGCCGAAGAGATCATCGGCGCCGAGCTGTACCCGGTCACCGGTACCAACGGCAAGCTGTCGGCCAGCTTCGACGGCCTGACCATGGACGGCGAGATGGCGTTCGAGCACAAGACACTCAACGCCAACTTGTCGGAGCTGGTCTGGCTGGATGACGGCTCGCACCTGCCACTGCAGTACCAAGTGCAGATGGAGCAGCAGCTGGCAGTAAGCGACGCGAAGCGCGTGCTTTTCATGGCGTCGAAGTGGAACGGCGAAGAGCTGGTCGAAGAACGCCACTGCTGGTACGTCAGCAACGCAGAGCTTCGCGCGAAGATCGTCGCCGGCTGGGAGCAGTTCGAGGCGGACGTGGCTTCCTATGAGCCGGAGCCGGCCAAGGTCGAGCCGGTAGCCGCCCCCATCGCCGGCTTCGGCGCGCTGACGATTCGCGTCGAGGGCCGCGTGCTGACCTCCAACATGGACGCGTTCAAGGCCAACGCCGAGGCGTTCCTGGCCCAGCTGCCCCGCGCCGACCAGTTGCAGACCGATCAGGACTTCGTGGACGCCGAGGCCGCGGCGAAGGCATGCAGCGAGGCCGAGGCCCGCATCAAGGCCGCCACGGAATCCACCTTGGGCGAGATGGTCGACATCGATGCCCTGCTCCGCACCGCCAGCTCGGTCAGCGAAGCGATCCGTCAGGCGCGGCTGGTGCTGGAAAAGGCGGTCAAGGTCGAGAAGGAGAACCGTCGCGCGCAAATCGTCGCCGATGGCGCCAAGGCGGTGCGGGTCCACTTCGACAACATCAACGCGTCCCTGGGCGAGCACCGCATCCAGTCGCCGCAGTCGCTGCAGCTGGACATGGCCGCCGTCATCAAGGGCAAGAAGTCGATCAGCAGCATGCAGGATGCCGTCGCAGGCGCGGTGGCAACCTGCAAGATCGAGGCAAGCCAGGCCGCCGACCGCATCCGCGCCAACATCGCCATTCTGGAAGGACATGCCGAGCACGCCACCCTGTTTGCCGACCGCGTGCAGTTGTGCGCCAGTAAGGCGCCGGAAGACCTGCGCAACCTGGTTGCCGCCCGGATCGCTGAGCACCAGAAGGCCGAGCAGAAGCGCCTGGAAGATGAGCGGGAGAAGATCCGCAAGGAAGAGGAAGAGAAGGCCCGCCAGCGCATTGCCGACGAAGCTGCCGCTGTGGCGAAGGAGCCGGAGACCGCGCCGGTGCCAGTTGAGACTGCTCAGCCTGTGCAGCAGCCCGCCCAAGCTACGCGACCGGTGGCCAGCCGCCCCGCCCCGGCGACCTCGGCCGCGCCACGCGAAGTGGTCAAGATCAAGCTGGGCGACATCAACGCGCGAATCGCTCCCCTGTCGATCAGTGCCGATGGCCTCGCTGAGCTTGGGTTCAAGCCTGTGAACACCACTGGTTCCGCGAAGCTGTACGACCAGGCTCAGTTCCCGGCGATGTGCGAGGCGCTGATCAGTGCTTTGCGCGATGCCTCCGAACAGTATCCGCTAGCCGCCTGACCATGGAGCGCGCCACCTACCGCACCGCCGGCATGCTCGCCAAGCTGCGCCGACCGCAGCCCGCGCACCTTACCGCTCGGGACATGCTGCGCCGACACCTGCACGACGCGGGCCGCAATCTCGACTCGCTAGCTACTGCATGGAACTGCAGGCGGTTCAGCGTGTGGCGCATCTTCCAGCGCACCGAGCGGCCGCTGCAGCCGCATCACGTCGAGGGCGCGATCACCGCCCTGCGCCTGGACGAGTTCGACGCAAACGAGCTGCGCCTGCGAGCTGCGCGCGAGGCCGGCTGGGCAATCGACCCGAAATTTCTGATGGAGCAGAGCAATGGCTGACCGCAACCGATTCACCCGCCGCGCCCCGAAGCGCAACGAGGGACTGAGCTGGGGCCGCTTCCCGACTGACGACGGCTCGGCCGTGGTCTACCGCATCTTCCGCCGCGAGCTGAGCGGAAAGCTGCACATGGAGGCCCGCACGTTCTTCACCGGTACCGAGCCGGCATTCATCGCCCGCGTCCTGCGCAGCTTGAAGCGCGAACTGCGCGACCGCGTGGACGAGATCGACCTGGAAGCTATGGAGGAGCAAGCAGCATGAGCAACGACAACAAGCCCGCCGCAGCGCAGGAGGCGGTGGCGCTCTACTACGTCGCCAACGTCGAGCAGGGCGGCGACTTCAACTACATCCCCATCTCGATGTTCGACCAGCCGGCCATCTTCGCCACCGAGGAAAAGGCCAAGGCGTTCTGCGACTTTGCCAATGGCGCAGGCAGCAAGCACGAGGTCCGCACGTTCGCCGCCCCCGTCGCCGCAGCGCCGGTTGTGACTGCTGACGAACGCGAGTGGCTGCAATACGCCATTGACCATATGCGCGACGATAGCGAGCCCGAGGACGTGACCTGCGCCAACGTTCTTGAGGCCATGCTGGAACGCATGGACAGCGACGACCGCAACCCTATTGCCGATCTGGTTTCGGGCATGTCGGTCAGCGTTGATGTTGATCGCCTTTTCGACACCGATGGCCGCCGGCTGTTCGGAACCGTCACCGAGGCTATGTGGGACCGCGACGACAAGCATGGCCTGACGCTGCTGGTGCAGGATGCGGAGCCGAATTGGGATGCAAGCACCCCCGCAGCGCCGGGGATCGACCTGACGCCATTCCGGCTGCTGGTGGAGGGCTGCGAAGCCGAGTACACCAGCGATGTCACGGAACGCATGGAGCCGGATGACAGCAAAGTGAGCGTGCCTGAGTATTTGTGCAGCATCACGTTCGGCATGATCCGCAATGCCCGCAAGGCGCTCGACGCCAGCCCCAAGGGCGGCAGCCGTGGTCGCTACTTCTGTGATGGCCCGGAAGGTCACTTCTTCTGCGATGACCTGAAACTGGCGCGCGACCTGGTCAACGGATACGACAAGGACGACGACTGGACAATCACTGATTTGCAGGCCACCAGCGCCGAGGTGAAGTCATGATCCCCGACAACGAAATCGTGCGCGGCATTCTCGGTCGCATGTGCTTCGAGTGCATCACCATTGCCAATCTGCTGCGCAAGCGCGGTGATGCGATCAAGACTCGGGCCGAAGACGAGCAGGCCGCAGTGATCCTGTTCCTGCTGAACCACTACCTGGCTACGCCGGATCAGTACCCGCAGTGCGCCGAGGCCGAACTCAAGGCCATCTACGAGCAGCCCACCAGCCACGGCGCAGGGGTGTCGTGATGGAGTACGTGCTCATCCTGACCATGACCATGTTCGGCGGTCAGTACAACGCGCTTTCGAGTTCGCAGGCGGTTGACCACATTCCCGGGTTTGCCAGTGAGGCCGAATGTAAGGCTGCTGGTGATGCATGGCTTCGCCAGCAGCGGGCAATCACCACATCGATGCAACGCAAGCATGCAACCGCGCTTTGTGTTCGGAGGACTCGCAATGGATGACCAGCAGCGCGCCAGGGAGTTGCTGGCGAAGGAGGTCCGAAAGGACTCGGACACGCTCGCAACTTTGATCGAGTACCGGCAACTTGCAACAGTAAAGACGGACGATGCTATCCGCGCCATCACCGCCGCCCTGCGCGCCGCGCCGGAGTGGCAGCCCATCGAGACTGCGCCGGAAGGCAGGCTGGTGGTCGTCGGCTGGCTGGATGCCGAAGACTCGAACTACCCGGAGAACTACGAGTTCGACTATCTGGAGGATGGACTCTGGGCGAAGCACGAAGATTGCGTCCAGCATGCCCAGGCAGTAGCGCCACCCGGCAGCCAGATGCCGAAGGAGCAGCCGCCGTACCAGTGGTGGTTGGACCTGCCTGCGTTCCCCGCCGCCCGCCCGCAGGGGGTGAAGTATGGCCGTCGTTGATGCCGAGTTCCGCAAGTGGATCGCGGATTTCAAGATGGCGAATCCGGCTGTAGCGAACGCCAAGGCGATTCTCGACACCGCGCAGTACGCATTCGCAGCAGGTCGAGCAGCACAGCGTGAGCATGACCGAGAGAGAGCGGACAGCCAGCAGGAGGCGAGCGATGCGTGACTACGACGGAGTGGCATTCACTGGCCAAGCGGCACCAACGAAGAAGCACTTCTCGGCATTGCCGACAGCCGAGGTGCGCATCGCTCAGGCAGACGATGGTCGCTGGATGTGGGCCGTCTCATTCCACAGCAGCAACTGGGGATTTGGCTACGCGCCACTAGCCAAGTGGGGCAACTTCGCCCGCTCTCGCGCAGATGCACTGGCCGCCGGCATCGATGAATTGCTTGCGGCACTACGCGACAGGAAGCGCGACAAGGCACCTTCGGCAGTCATCGCATGGCTTGAGTCGCTGCAGATCCAAACGAAGCCAGCCCTGCCCGCCCAGCTGGAACTGTTCGCATGACCACCAATCGCAACAAGAGTGCCCGCGCGGCGCTGGAAGGAGGTGCATCGTGAAACTGATGCTGGCCCATAAGTGGGCGGAAGAATACTTCGATGAGGACAGCCGGCCTGATGCCCAGCTGCTGGGGCGGTGGTGTCGCAATGGGAAGATCCCCGCAACCAAGGTCGTCGGCCTGTGGTACGTCGATGAGCATGCATGGCTGGCTGGTGGCGACGACCTGGTCGCCAGCGTCTTGGCGGCGGCGTAACTTGCCATGATGGGACGAGCACGCAAACCGAGCCGCCGCGACTGGCCGGCCAACCTCTACGCTCACCGCGACGGGTTCAAATACCGCCATCCAATTACGCGGAAAGAGCATTCCATGGGCAAGGACAAGGCCAAGGCCTTCGCCGCGGCCAAGAAGCTCAATGCGCTGCTGATGCCGGGCAACGACCTGGTGGCAAGTGTGCTGACCCCTGGCGAGACGGTGGCCGACGCGATCAAGGTATTCCGCAAGGACGACATTCCTGGACGGAAGTGGGCGCCCAAGACGGCCGAGGTGTACGAAAGCGTCATCCGCCGCATAGACGCCGGGCTGGGCACCACCCCGGTTGCCGAGGTGACGGTAAAGGCCTGCGCCACCTTCATTCGCGAGGTGACCGAATCGGAACGAGCACGGCAGCAGTTCCGCCTGGTGCTGGGCTGGATTCTGGCTTGCGCGGTGGAAGAAGGCTGGATCGACACCAACCCGGCTCTGGCCACCCGGAAGTTCTCCCACAGTCGCAAGCGCGAGCGTCTGTCGATCGACGTCTACCGCGCAATCTGGGATGCCGCGCCACAGTGGGTGCGCAACGCTATGGACCTGTCACTGCTGACGCTGCTGCGCCGCGAGGACGTGGTTTCAGCCCGCTTCGCTGACCTGCGCGATGGCGCGCTCTGGGTGGTTCCGTCGAAAACCGAGGGCTCCACAAACGTCCGCCTGCAGATCGCTGCGACCGGCCCCCTGGGCGACCTGCTGGCGCGCTGCCGCGATGCCGTGGTTTCGCCCTACCTGATCCATCGGCTGCCTGAGAAAGCGCGTCCCAGCAACATGCGAGCCAAGGACCGGGACCACCATACCCAGGTGCTGCCGGAGCAGCTGTCGCGGGCGTTCGCCACGGCGCGCGATGCAGCCGGCGTCGACATGGACAACCCGCCCACGTTCCACGAAATCCGCAGTCTGGGCGGCGCGCTACTGAAGGAAGCTGGCTGGACGAACGAGCAGATCCAGGCGCTGATGGGCCACAGCAATGTGGCGATGACCGAGCACTATCTCGGTGGCCACGAAGCGCCGTGGCAAGCCGTCAGCACCGGCATTTCATTGCCTCGGTAG